AGTAGAACCATGTTATTGGTGTCGGGGGGAACTTATACACCAGGAACTAATTATACCTCTACACTTGGTGCCGCTGGAACTAGGGGATGTAATACTGCTTTTAATGGCACAAGTGGATTAATTGATTTATATGCTTTGATTATTCCTAGAGTTACTTTAACTGCAAGTAGAACTGGTATTGCTGTTGGAGAAAGTGTTTTATTAAGTTGGTCAACAACTGGAGATGCTAGTAGTATTTCTTGGACATCTGGTGGATTAACAAACACTAATCTTTCTAGTAATGCTACAGTTTCTCCAACAGTTACTACTACATATACTGCTGTTGCTAGTGGATTGGGTGGATCTTCAGAACCAGCAAGTGTTACAATCATAGTTTATCAGAGACCTACTGCATCAATTGTTGCTCCTTCTACATTGTTATATGGTCAACAAGGATCTATTTCTTATAATACTAATTACGCAAATATAAGTATCACGATAACTCCAACTTATAGTTATGATACAGGCACGGTAACTGGAACTGCTATAAATATTCCTCCCGCTTCGTCAGCTGAAAATGGCGCAGGTGGAACACAAGTTAATGGAAGTTTTACATCTGCTATACCATATAATAATTTTGGCCCTAGATCAGTTCAGTATACTTTAAATGTTGTTGGTTCTGGTGGTAATGCTACTGCTCCAGTAACAACAACCACAATTATTATTGATGAAACTCCAGAAAATGTTAATGTTCCAGAAACAGAAGATGTATTTAAAAGTCAAGATCCTGTTTTTACTCCTGATTATGATGTAACTTCAAGTTATTTGCAAGTATTAGATATAGATATTCCAGTGGAAATAAAAGCAAGTGCTCCAATTCAAGTTGATTTAAATCAGCAAGAAAATTGGCGAGATGTAAGGAGTTTGTAAGATGCCAATATATTCAACTAGTAGAGATGTAGGATGGAATTCATGTAGCAATCCAAACTGGAGTTCATTCATGAATTCTTATGCTTCAACTCCTTTTAATCCAGGTCAAACTTCTGGTGTGAGTGGAGCTACAATAACTGGTGGGTGGAATATTAATGCACCTTATTCGGGTAATTATACATTAACAGTTGCTACTGATGATTCTGGAACCGTTAATTATTCGGGATCTTCTTTTAGTTCTGGTGGATTTACTAGCAATGGAAATAGTCTTACCAAATATTTTTCTAAGGGGCAGAATATTGCATGGTCTTGGAGTGTTCAAAATAGCACTACATCTGATAGTTTTATATTTAATCCTATTGCTATTTCTTTTACATTAGACGGACCTCCTCAACCAGCAGCTCCATCAGTAAGTATTGCTTTGAATCCAACATCAATTATTAATAATGGTTCTTCATCTTCTACACTATCTTGGTCTGCAACTGGAAACGTAAGTAGTGTAACTGTTACTGATGTAAGTAGCCCAGGAACATCTGGTTCTAGAACAGTTCAACCATTAACTACTAGAACATATCAAATTTCTGCTACTGGTGAGGGTGGAACAAGCACAGCTCAAACTACTCTTACGGTTTATCAACCACCCAATTTAACTTTGTCATTAGATAGATCTTCAATTGCTGCTGGAGAATCTACAACACTTAGATGGACTACTACAGGTGATGCTAGTAGTATTACTTGGAATTCTGGTGGTATTACAAATGGAAATTTGAATAGTAATACTACAGTATCTCCAACTGGATCGCAAACATATTCTGCTACTGTTTCTGGATTGGGGGGAAGTGACAGTGATAGTATAAGATTAACAGTATATCAGAGACCAACGGTTACTTTAACAATTCCTACAACTTTAGATTATGGTCAACAAGGAGTCATAAGTTACGAAAGTTGTTATAGTAATACTTCATTGACTATTACCCCAACATACAGTTATTATAATGCTTCTGGATCATCAACTTTAACTGGAGATGCTATTAATTTACCTACTCCTTCTTCTGCTGAACAGGGTGTGGGTGTAAATTGTGTGAATGGAACATTGAATACTTCTATACCATACACTAATTCTGGTCCTAGAACAGTAACTTATGCAATATCTGCAGTTGGTTCTGGAGGTAATAGAACTGTTACTAGTGATATAACTATTAATATTGATGAAATACCAGAGAATATTAATGTTCCAGAAACTGAAGATGTTTATAAACAACAAGAACCAGTTTATACACCAAACTATGAAGTAACATCAAACTATTTGGAGGTTATTGACATAGATATTCCAGTAGAAATAAAATCAAGTCGTCCTATTAAAGTCGATAAAAATCTTCAAGATAATTGGCAAGATCTAAGACAGATATAAAAAATGGCAACATACACGACAAATCAAAATGTATCAATACCAGCTAATGCAATAAATGTTAGAGTTCAAGTTGCTGGAGCTCGTGGTGGAAATGGCGGTAGTGACGGTAATCCAGGGGGAACTGGAGGTAATGCAAGAAGGGGAACATTTTACTTATCAGATTTAACTGCAAGAACTCTCACATTAAATATAGGTGAATCTGGTGGTAACGGAACTGGTTGTGTTTCTAATGGTGGAAACGGTGGTGGTGGATCTGGTGTTGCTAGTGGGGGTAATGGTGGTCGCACAGGACCGCAAGGATGCTCTGGTGGCGGTGGTGGTGGAGGCGGTGCTACTGGTGTGTATGATTCTGTAGCTGGTGGTTATATTATTGTTGCTGGTGGCGGAGGGGGTGCTGGTGGGGGTAGTTATCCCGATAGTTTTTTAGCAGGTGGTGACGGTGGATTTGGGTTAGGATTTTTTAGTGGTAATCTAAGTAATATATCAAATGGTGGTACTGGATCATCTCAGGGATTCGATGGAGGCGGTGGTGGAGGTGGCGGCGGTGGATGTCCTGGCGGCAGTGGTGGTAGAGAAGGAGCAGATGATAGAGCGGGTAGATATCCATCAATAGGTGGCGGCGGCGGAGCAAGTGCATTTAATTCTAGCTATGCTACTTTAAGTGGATCTGGAGATACTCATAATGGAAGAGGATATGTTGATATTTCTTATGATTTGGTTTTTCCTACTGTAAATTCTTTTACCGCAAATCCAACTTCAATTATACGCGGTCAAACTACAAGACTTTCTTGGTCAACTTCATATGCTACTGGTGCATCAATTGATAATGGTGTAGGAAATGTGAGTGTTCCTAGTGGATTTGTTGATGTTTCCCCAACAACAACAAGATCTTATACATTATCATTAACTGGAGTTGGAGGAACAACTGGTTCTGGTCAAGTATTGGTTACCGTCTATCAACCCCCAGTTCTAACTTTCACGTTGGATAGAAATCCTATTGCAGTTGGGGAATCTACAACTCTTAGATGGAATACTACGGGGGATGCAAGCACTATTACGTGGACTTCTGGTGGTATTAATAATGGTAATTTGAATAGTAGTGCAATAGTTGCTCCTTCAGAAAGCACAACTTATTCTGCTACTGTTTCTGGATTAGGGGGAAGTGATAGTGATAGTATTAGATTGGTAGTCTATCAAAGACCAACAGTGTCATTAAGTGTTCCGACTACTTTATTGTATGGTCAACAAGGAACAATATCTTACACTAGTTCATATTCAAACACAAGTTTGACATTACAACCAGTATATAGTTATGGTAGAGGTGTTGGTAGTGTTAATGGGGCAGCAGTTAATTTACCAAAACCATCATCGGCGGAATTGAATGTTGGTGTGACCACAGTATCAGGAACAATTCCAACTCAAATTCCATACAATACTACAGGACCATTTTCAGTTTCTTATACTTTAACTGGAGTAGGTGGTGGTGGTCAAACTTCTACAGTAGCACAAATACAAATTATTATTGATGAAACACCTGAGAATATTAATGTTCCAGAAACCGAAGATGTATATAAACAACAAGAACCAGTTTATACACCAAACTATGAAGTAACATCTAATTATCTAGAAATTGATGGAATTGATATTCCAATTGAAGTAAAAGCTAGTGCTCCAATTAAAGTTGATAAGAACCAACAACAAAATTGGCAAGATATAAGACAACTATAAATAACATGGGAACTCATAACTAAAATGAAAGAGGATGCCATATCAATATTCTTCTACACCGCTATATGTTTCTGAAGGTGATATTCTTCAGTTTAGATATCAAGCACCTCCTTTTTGGGATTATACAGAAACAATTACAATCCAAATAGGTGGATTGACAACATATTGGTATATCACAACTGTTCCAGAAGATTTTAGACCAGATCCTTTCCCATTAAATGAAATTGTTGATGCTCAATTGAGCACTTATTATTTTGTTAATCCAGTAGTATTTTCTTCCCCTAGCGGCCCATCAAATACTGTAACGGGATTAACTCCAACTACACAAGCTGCAGTTAGTTTAACAGCAAACTTTATAGGAACCGTTTCTGACTATTCTCTACGAATTAACAGTGGAGCGTGGATTCTTCCAGGATCATCCACTACTGTTCAGAATGGCGATAGAATTGATTTACGATTAAAATCTGGAACAGGAAATCAAGAAGTTAGAGAAATAGTTCTTGGTATTGGAACTGGATATGAGACGTGGAGAGTCACTACAATTGCTATACCATCAAATGAACCAATTCCATTTCCCAATTTCACGGATCTTACTGCACAACCATTAAACAAAGTAATTTATAGTAATGTTCTACGTGTTCAGGGTTTATTGAGACCAGCTACAGTTCAAATTGATAATGGTGCTTCTTTTGCAATATCAAATACAAATACGACTACAACTAACTCAGATGGATTTGATGTATTAAATGGAGTAACATTTGGAACTACTGGAACTATTTCTAATGGTCAATATTTGCAATTAAGAGTTACTAGTGCTAGCACCGAGTTTACTTCAAAAACTATGGTTTTGGGCATAGGTGATAAGACTAGTGGATCAGATTGGGTAGTTACAACTGGGCAAAGTTTATCAACTACTCCAACTAGTTTCGTTTTTCCTGATGTTACAGGAGCAATTGAAAATTTCCTTCAACCATCAGCAGCTAGACCTATTGGAGGTATAACGGGATTAGGAACTGGCATTAGTGTTCCTGTTGAATTAGTTTCTACAACTTCTTCGGAAGTTAAAGTGAAGATTAATAATTCTTCTATAGGAGTATTTCCAGCTACTGTTTCTAATGGAGATACTATTACTTTGTATGCTAGATCTTCATCTACTTTTGGCGCAAGTGTCGATGTAAATATACGTGTTGGTGGAACCACTATTCCTACATGGATAGTTCAAACTAATACTGGCCCTGACACAACAGCAAACTTTACTCCTCCAACAAATCAGACAAATCAAGTTCCAGGAACATTTATATCTAGTTCTGTAATTGCTATTACTGGAATTAATAGACCAATTACAATTAGTGCTACAAATGGTGCGTTAATTTCTATTGATTATGATACTGCAGTTGTTGGTCCTAGAACATTTGATCCTTCCATAAACACCTCTTTTTATTTGGTTCTTCAATCATCAACATCATTAAACACTTCTGTATCTACTACCGTAACGGTTGGAACAGGAACAACAAATAATCCATTTACATGGTCTGTGAGAACATATGCTGTTGCACCACCACCTCCCAGTTATGTTTCATCTTGGTATAGCAAGAAAAATGAAAAATTAATTAGAAATGGTTCAGGCACAATTACTTCAGTTCAAAAAACAAAATATGATGGATATTCTGTGGGAACTATTTTGCCAATTTTGAAAGAAAGTAGTATTGCTGGATATGGAACTTTAACTTCTGGAAGTCTTACTGCAAGATTTCCTGGTTATTTACTTTGTGATGGATCAGCATATAATGTCGCAGATTATCCAGTATTGTGGGAAGTCATAGGAAATACTTATGGTGGTAATGGTTCTTATAATACTACAACCAAAGCATATAGTGGAACATTTAATGTTCCAGATTACAGAAATGTTAGAATGTGTGGAACGGGATTGATTGATGGTAATAAAGGATCATCTGCATTTTTACCTGTAGATGGTGGTAGTGTATTCACAGTTGGATCTACTGGAGGATTTTGGTTTGTTGATAGTGTAGGAGTTGCTGGTCCTTTACCATATGAACAGGTTGAGGGATCTTCAAACAATGCAACTACAGGAACAACTAGCCCATTCTTTACTTTGGGAACAGTTAAAACCACT